GGCTATGAGCCAATCTAACAGAACGCTTGCAGGGACACACCCTGGAGACAACGCAGATATGAGTGGCCTTACGCTTATACCTGAAATGGTTTCTACCGTTATCAACGATGTGTACAAGTATGGCAAGCAGGCCGTAACGGGTAAGCAAGATGACGGTCGGCTAATGGAAACCCCAGAGAGTGAGGGCGATGCGGTAGCCATAAAAGACGCTATATCTAAGGTAGCGGATTGGGGTCTGAACTACAGGGGTGCTATGGGTGGCCCTTCTGGTATGGACATCATAGAAGGAGCTATGGATGCGTATACAGGTACGATCAGGCCAGCTTTAACAAGTGCGCTTGGCGATGCAGGAACTAAACGTCTTGAGGCTACAGGTATGTTAGCTTCAATGTTACTTCCAGCAAAGAATGCAAAAGGTGCTTTAGACATACCGGAGGTTGATCGCGACACGAAGTTACTTCAAAGAGTAGGTGATCCGAAATCTGTAAACAGTTTGGATGTTGAGTTTGAGGAAGGGCCAGCTTTATTAGACAACCCTATGGTTAAAGCTGAAGACATAGTGAATCGTCCGTATGTCGCTGGAATGTCTGACACATCAAGAGGGGCGTTAGAGACACTTAAATCCATAAGTGGGAGTGAGTACAACGTCTTAATGGAAGGTGGGCAAGACTACATGCGTCAGTTAAGGAATGCCAACAAGGGAGCTTTGTGGGCTTCAGACGCTGGAGCAATAACCGGGATGATGAACAACGCAAAAGGCGCGATGCAGTTACCTGGTGCAGAAGGTTCCCCCTTGTTTTTCCCGTATCAAATGGGCGGTAAATCTACAGATTTTGCTACGATGACTACAGATATCATGGTTCCATACGCCCAGAGAAACATGAGCAAAAAAGATAAAAAGTTAGTAGATAAAAGAATCAGAGACGGCGCAGGTAACATGCTAAACGATTTCACACCGCAACCTGATTGGCCTGGTGTAGATAGCCCTAAAGCTATGGATTGGTTAAAGCAAGCAGGTACAGGAAGAAAAGCTGTTGTGAAAGCATTGGACGAGTTTAGAGGTGAGGGGTCTTTGAACGCATCTCAAGCAAGAGCGATGATTGTAGACCCTACGCAGATAAACCCAAGAGTGGCTAATCTACAAAACGTAGGTCAGTTTGATATGTCTCGTGACCCGATGCCTGGGCAACACTCAACCTATAACACAGACATCATGGGCAATCATTTAGGACGATTTGGTGAGGGTATGAACTTACTAACAGACCTCAACCCTGTGATAAGAACTTCTGGAAAGGATTTTAAGCAGGAGATGATAAGGCGAGGTCATAATTTAGAAGCAGAAAAATTACCCGCCCCCGTTGGTAAAACCATGATGCCAGGATTAGTGGGTGTGCTAGACGAAAGAACAGTTGAGGAGTTAGTGAAGAAGGGTTTTGTATCGCCCTAGTATATAATCTTTCTCTTCTACGGAGACACCGTCACGGTCTAAACAGCTTTCTAAAACACCGTCGGCCCACTCCAGAGGGTCGTGACGTATAACTTCCAACCATTCACGCGCATTGTTTGATAAATCTTCTTCATTCATAACGCTCATTATACCTCTAGTTGACGCATTCCACCCACTGTAACTGTACCAAATTTGTACCATTGCCTTATAAGTCATTGATTTATAAGGTAGTGGCCACTATCGAGCATGGGTGCTACACAGAATTTTCTCTTAATTTTCAATAACTTAGCCTTATTTTGCCTAATTTTAGTACATTTTACCTAATGCTATAACTCGTTGATTTATAACGATTTATACCTTTTCTTCATTTATGTTATTTTTCTTACTGTACCACGAACTGTACCAAATTTCATGGTCAATAATGGCTTGTATCCATTGAATTCTCTGGCATAAAACCTATAATTGACCTTTGAGTAAAAATCAAAGGTGTACCAAATGGGCATAATTCAGAAGCGTGAAGGTGTTTTAGGGGCTGCAAGCTACCGTGTTTTGATCAGGCGCGTCGGCAGCCCATCAATTAGTAAAAGCTTTAAAAAGAAATCACTTGCTAAAGCATGGATGGCCGCTACGGAAAACGCGCTTGACTTAGGTGATTTTCGGGAAGAAGAAACACTTATTAAGGCCATGATCGACCGTTATGTGAAAGAGATTGGCGCGATAAAACCTTTTGGTCGCACTAAGGGCTACGTTATTGACGCTCTACGCGCCGAGCTTGGGCATTATAAACTCAAAGAATTAACCGCTGACGTTCTTATGGATTTTGCATTACGTCGAAGACTCAACTGCGCCCCAAGCACTGTGAAAATGGATATGCAATATATTGGCGTTATCTTGTCCACGGCTGAAAATATGTGGGGGTTGAAGCCTAAGTTCGATGAGTACCGTAAGGCTATGGAGAATTGCGCTAAACTCCAAGTAATCGCCTCCAGCGATGAACGAGATCGCCGCTGTTCCGATGAAGAGATTAACGAGATTCTGAGCCATGTCAGTTCGGAATTACCTGTATCGGAGTGGGTGGCGTTTTCTTTAGCGACAGCGATGCGCGTTGGCGAGGTTGGCGCTTTACGCTGGAAAGATTTAAGTAAAGATGGAAAAAGTATTATTATCCGTCAGCGAAAGCATCCCCGTAAAAAGCGAGATGAGGTTGTACCTCTTGTCCCAGCGGCGCGAAATATCATCAATCGTCAGCCGCGTTCTCTGTCTAAATCCGAATTTATATTCCCACACAACCCAAAATCAATCACATCAGCATTTCGCAAAGGCCGGGAGAGATCAACTGTTGAGGATTTGCGGTATCACGATCTGCGACATGAGGCCATATCGCGTCTTTTTGAGTTGGGTTTTGACAGTATGGTAGTTGCTACATTTAGCGGTCACAGAGACATCAATATGTTGAGAAGATACACGCACATAAACGCCAATAAAGTTCTACAGATGCTGGAGCAGCAAAGCATTAAAAAGACAGCATAAAAAAAGCCGCACTACGCGGCTTTTCAGTTAGTTTTATTCCTCTACTTACATGTGGCATTCCGGTACCCCATGCTCTTCAATATCTTCAATTAATTTTTTCAGGAACCATTCAGCTTTCTTTAAATCACGAATCTTGCCTTCGGTTGTTTCTGACTTAAATCGCCAGCGGTGCAAATACTTTTTAAGTGATCCTTCTAGGTAAAAACCATGACCGTCTTGAAGCGTGTCGGATATATAGTCAATCGCTTCAATCGTTGTAGCGGTGTAATGCGACGGTTTATCAATCAACGGATCGCGTTTTGCTGGGATTGCACTTGGCGTTTTCATCTTTTCCATTTTTGTAAATTCCTGTGTATATTTAATTCATTTGTGTATAAGCAATATTTATGCAAAAAGCTTTATGTATATTTAATTGATTATATAACATCTTGTTGTATTTCAAGGAAAAGAAAAATTTCTTTCTGCCAGCGTAGACAACCCTACGGCTCTACGACTGTCAAAATAATGCTGCACTACGACTTTATCCGCGACTCTAAACTTCCCCATCTTGTACGTCGGCACGGGAAACCTCTCTTCGTTAATAGAGTTGTGCAGGCTTTGAGTTGTCAGCCCGAATAGGCTTGCCAACTCCCCCATTGTTAAATACGGTTTTTCCATGTTAACTCCTGTATATATTTAAGGGTTGTAAAACTTTCTGACCACTTTTATAGCACTTACTTTTATGATCAAGGGTGATGTGTGTAGCGCCTTTAACCATTTCGCTTAAATCTATGAAATCATAAGCGATTGCCGATTCGCCCAATTTACTATTAGAAATGCAACCGACACATGTAATACCGTTTTTCGTAAGCGCATTTGAAATTTCTATTTTACCAGTCGTTTCAGCATTTGCTTCTGCCGTCTTGGCCAAAAACTTAACCAATTTTCCATTGATAAAAGCCGTTATGTCACTCTCATCCTGCGGGTCTTCTGTAAACGCGACTGTATATCCGTTAGAGATCAAAAAGCTTGTCAGTGCGTAAACCCCTGCATCTTGCTGTCTTGCAACTGCTCTAAACTTCTCTGTCTCAAGAAGTGAAGAACCTAATGATAACCAGGCGTAGTCTACATTTAGCAGGGTTGCCAGCTTTTTCATCGCAGCCGTTCTAGGTTTGGACTCACCAGCGAACCACTTACGAACACCTTCCTGCGAAATAGACAACGCTTTTGCGATGTAGACTTGACGGCCATGACCGTAATCTGGGATGTCAACACTTGCATCACAGCTTTTTGCCAATCTATCTTTAAAATTTTCCATATGAATACTCCTCGTTATGACGGGGGATCATTCCTTTAACCCCAGTTTTCCTAACGATAAACCACCAATATGTGGTTAGTCAAGTATTTGTTGTATTAATATGCTCAACTACGCTAAGTAGCGTGTCTTGAACGCCTTCTTTTTCCGCTAAAGCTCTTAAAACAGCGTCATCTGCCGTGTCCTCAGCCAGTATATGCAATACACGCACAGGTTTAGTCTGTCCCTGTCGATGCAGTCTCGCATTAAACTGCTGGTAAAGCTCTAGGCTCCACGACAGGCCATACCACACGATCAGGCTGCCACCTTTCTGTAGATTCAGCCCATGCCCTGCGCTTGCAGGGTGCGCTAGAAGGATAGGGATGTCACCCTTGTTCCACCTGTCCAACACAGCGTTGTCACCGTCAATGACAACGGCCTGTGGGAATTCCCTTTTTAATACTGCTAAATCGGACTTGTAACTGTAAGCGACAAGGATAGGCTCGTTAGTCGATTCAACGATCTCACGAAGTGCGTCCAACTTAGCGGTGTGAAGCTCAATAAAGTCGCCTTCTTCTGTGTATATATTTCCGTTACTGATCTGCAACAGTTTGTTTATCTGCACGGCAGCATTTACCGCTAAAATCTCACCATCGGCATAGGCTAAAAGGAAGTCGCGCTTTAACTCCTCATAGGCTTTGCGGGCTTTAGGCGGCAAGGCTACGGGGATGTTGATGTTTACCCGCTTGGGTAGGTCAATATAATCTTCAGCCTTCATCCGCAGCACAACGTCAGCGACCGCTTTGTGGATAGCGTCGGCGCGTTCAGGTTTTACCGCCCACTGGTTCCACTGCGGGTTACCAACCAACGTGCAGTATTTCGTGAGAAACTTTCCACGACTGTTCTCCAGGCGCTGCCCTTTATCTAGCAGATACATCTGCGGCCACAGTTCTAGCAGCGCGTTTGGTGCTGGTGTGCCTGTGAGCTGTACCATGCGCTTAACCTTACCAAGCACCTTACGCATAGACTTCCATCGCTTTGAGGTGTGAGCTTTGAAGCTACTGCTCTCATCAATCACAACACAGTCATACGGCCAACGCTGACCGAACTGCTCCACTAGCCACGGTATGTTCTCGCGGTTAATGATGTGCAGGTCGGTGTCTTCATTTAAAGCGTTAAGACGTTTTGGTGCTGTAAGACCTGCAAGCACGGTATATCGTAGTTCGATATGCGACCAGCTTGCTATCTCTGTCGGCCATGTGTGCTGCGCGACGCGCAACGGCGCAACGATCAGCGTCTTGCCTATTTGCTTGTCCCGTTTTAAGTCGGTCAAGGCTGTGAGTGTTGATATGGTTTTGCCTAAACCCATGTCGATCCAAAGCGCGGCCTTGGGGTTATCAATAACAAACTGGACAGCGCGGTGTTGATATCCGTGTAGGTCTTTTCTGGTTAACATAAGAGTGCTTTGCCTTTCGCGATGTCATCAATGATGTGGACAACCCAGCCAACGGCGTGGAGTCTACGGTGTATTGCCGCCTGGTAAGGTGTCGGGTTTTTGTTGGGGGCTTTGAACTCAACGATGACAAGCTGACCATCTTTGAAGTACAGGCGGTCTGGTACGCCACGTTGTGACGGTGACACCCACTTATAGGCTAACCACCCGTTAGCCTTTGCGGCTTCGGTGACTTTCCTTTCGATGTAGGACTCTCTCATTTCCTATACCGTTGGCTTTCATAGCCTTCTGCTGTCACGGGCAGACCTTCAGCCCACTCAGGCAAAACGCACATAAGTTTTTCGTAGTGTTCCAATGATCCATGTTCGTTCGGCACATCGGCCACGATCTCATCGTGAACGTGCAACACCACCGGGTAGCCAGCCTTCTCAAGACGCAACACCGCTTCAGCAAGAATGTCTCTGGCAACGGCCTGAGTGATCGACTGAACTAGGGAGCCGCCATAGGCTTTGATCTGTCCCCACTTGTGGGTGTGGTTATTCATGCCGCTGTAAACTAAGTCCATTCCCCGGTCGCCCTGAACCATTTTGGCTTCTGGGAATGACAGGATTCGGCCACTGGGCAGCTTGAACAGTAGGTCGTCGTTGACGAACTTAAACTGGCCCCTCGCCGCCATAAACTCTTTACCCTTGTAACTCACAGCGTTACGGGCGGCGCGTTCAGTCTCAATCCACAGCTTCACGATAGGGTCGTTAGCCTGTCGCCAGTCGTTGCGGATTTTCAGCGCACGATCTTCACTAACCTCCACGCCATAGGCTTCTGACATTTTCTGGAACGCACGAACACCACCCTGATAGCCAAGGGCTAATGTCGCCACCTTGCCAACAAAGCGTTGGTCGTAATCGACTTCAGAGTATTTGACGTTGTACATGTTGGCGGCGGTGAACTTATAGATGTCTTTGCCGTCACGGAAAATATCAAGCACAGAGTAGTGGTCAGCAAGCCACGCCAACACACGGGCTTCGATGCTAGAGTAGTCAGAGACTATGAGCCGGTGTCCGTCAGACGAGATCAGCATTCCGCGCAGACAGCTTGCCAGTGCCTCCATCGGCTCACCGTCGATCTGGGCGGGGTCACAGTGCTTCATCTGCTCAATCACCGCATCAACATCATCAATCGTTGGACGTGGGAGGTTTTGCGGTTGGAAGTGTCGGCCAGACCAGCGCCCGGTCGCTGCGCCGTGGTACATCAGTACCCCGTGTGCGCGGCCATCTTTACCAAGGACAGTCTTCATCGAGTCGTATTTTTTTGTGCTGGACTTCGACAGTGCTTGCCTTATTTCAAGAAATTTCTTGACGTTCTCTGGACAGTTATCGTCAGCCAGTGCGGCAGATATCGCCGCCTTGTCGTACCCCTTCAGCGGGTAGCCCTGAGATTCTGTCCACTGCAACGCCTTGGCGCGTGAGCCTGTGGAGTCCATAAATCCGTTGGTGATGTCTTGCACTTGCGCGTTCAGTTTGACGCTGTGCTTGTCGATGATCTCTAGGGCGTTGTATATCGCTGTGCGATCAAGGCGCACACCACGCCAGTTTATTAACTGGTCAGTCTCCCAGACTTCCTGCTCAAGACCTCTAAGGTTGCGGAGCTTGTATCGTATCTCGCGCTCTGCCACGACATCCTGCAAGCAGTAGTCGTACAGTTCCTGTAGTAACTCAGGGTCTTTCCTGCGCTCACCACGGTATGGCTTGCACAGCCGCTGGATCAGTATCTTGCCTCGCTTTGACTTTGCGGCATCACCAGTAAGACCTAGCGCCTCACCGCATTTACCCAAGGCACGGGGGTAAGCCTGTGCGGCTGCAAGGGCGGCAGTGTCACGCCACTGGCTGATGG